CTTTAATTTTAGCGGTACTGGCACTAATGCTTTAACAATACTATTTAAGCGATATATATAATGTTTGTTGATTTTAACATATTAAACCAGCTTGGAAGTCCATCTATCAATAGCAATACGTTTGCTAATCGCCCCGCCGCTGGACAAAGAGGTCGGTTGTTCGTTAGTACGGATACTTTTGAGATATACCGCGACAACGGCACAACTTGGGATTTGATAGGCGGTCCGGGTTCAAGTACAATTACTGGAAGTGGTACCGCAAACACATTTACAATTTTTACCGGTACAAATAGTATTGGTGATAGTAGTTATTTAACACAAGGAACAAATGCAATTAATGTTTCAAATGCGGAAATAAATTTACCGGGAAATAATATAATTAGTGGAACTAATTATGGTATAAAACAAGTAATGGCGACCAATGATTATTGGCGTATTTATGGTAATACAATAAGTAGTGATGTTTCCGAAATGATTTTGGAACTTGGCGATAATGCCGAACCAATTTCAATTAATGGTCAACGATATAGATTTTTTCACAATAATACTTGGAGTGGAACTGCAAAAGATGTATTAATTATAGATTATGACAATAGTACATTTAACACAAATATTATTGTTAATTCACCTAATAGTATTGGAGTAAGAACGGCAACACCAGGTGCGGCACTTGATGTACATAGTACCGCCGATGTAGGTTTTCAACTTAATGGAACCGGTGCAACACCATCAATATTGCAACAATTTTTAAGTGCTGGTGTGGCTCAATATGAAATGGGTTACAATTGGAATGCAAGTGCTGATTATCGCCGATTTTCAATATATGATGTACAAGGTCTAAAAGAAGTTATTTCAATTGACCAACAAAGCCGATATGTTGGTATCAATTATCAATATAGTTCACTTGCCGACCAGCCAGCATACACATTTGATGTTGATGGTTCGGGTAGGTTTACGAATAATGCATATTTTGCAACGGCAAGTGGAAGAGTTTTAATTGGATTAACAACAAGTGCATTTTCTGAACAAACTGAAACAAGTGGTGCAATTAGATTTGGCACATATTTAATTAGAGCTACATTAGGAACAAGATACGATGACCCTGGATTATTAATGGGTGGCAATGATAATACAATACCTTTTCAATTAGTAACACCATCAAACACATTTGATTTATTTAGATTTTATACAACAGGATATAATAATTCAACAACTGGTGCAGCAATTAAAGGTAGTTTTTCAGCAAATTCAAATACCGCAAATTTTGAAATGCAAGCATTTACAAATGCGGTAACCGCTAATGGAAATATAGTATTTAATAAAAATGGAGGCAATTTTGGTGTTGGTGGAACACCAACACAAGCATTAACGGTTTTTTCAACAACTGATGGTCAAGGTGCAATAATTGAAAATACAACCGCAAGAAGTGCTTTATCAATAAAATCAACAAGTGGCGCAAGTTGTTATATAAATTTTCAAACAAGTGGTTCATCAAATAATGCGTTTTTTGATTTTCGTTCTACTTCTGATTATTTTAATATGTGTACCAGTTTCACAAGTGGTTACATATCTTTCCAAACTGGTAACCAAATTGAAAGGGCAAGAATTACAAGCGGTGGAAATTTCCTAATCGGCACTACAACAGACACGGGGCAAAAATTAGTTGTTAATGGTACTGCATTAATTGGTAGTACGGCAACAATCGGCGGAACTTCTGTATTGGGTATTGATGTAAATGGTGTTGGGGGAATTGCAAATCCTGCAATTTTAGCAACAATTACATCTGGTGATGGTAATGGAATTGTTTATAGGCGAACTTTTAGTGCAAATACTGCAAGTATTGGCATTATTGGTCAATTATACAATAGTAATAATGCATTTAATACTTATACTGCAATATATTCACAAATTATTGATAATACTGCCGGTAGTGAAGATGGAAGATTATTTATTACTTGTGATAAAAATGGAACTGAAACAACTGAATTAATTATTGATAGTAGTGGACTTAAAACAAGTACACCAGTTGGCGGAACTGCTGCTTATTGGAAATTTGGACAACGAGTTGCCGCCGCCGTTGTACTTGATGCAACACAATATATTGAATTAGAAGTTGGCGGAACTCTTTACAAATTAGCAATAGTAACTTAATATGGGATATTCAATTCAGCCAGTACAAATCTGGACTAACGGACAAGCAAGCAGCGGCAATTTTATTGACGCGTCTATCGTAAACGATAACCTAAGCAATTACGCGCAGTTTTACTGGGTTATTAGCAGCGTTACTACCGATAGCGATGGTAGCGAAACTAAGCAATCGCTGGCGCAAGGTAATACCAGTATATCGGGCGACGACTATACCGCGTGGGGGCAAGCTGGCGACGTTAATTTAGCGGCTTATGAGTATATTTGTACGCAATTAAATTTAACCTTAATACCTTAAAAAAATGGACTTAAAAGACCTAAAATCTACCGCTTACGACTTATTGGCAAATATTGAATATTTGCAAGCAAAATTAAGAGAGATAAACTTAAAAATTGCTGAATTAGCAAAAGAAGAAAATGATAGAGCAGCAGACACTACTAATCATAATTAGTATCATCTTTACCGCCGGTTCGGTATATGGAGTGCTTAATCATCGCATAAAGGTCGTTGAAGATAGGTTCAGCGATCATAAGGATGTTATTGAACGCCTAACACGGCTTGAAAGTAGTGTTAATTTGCTTGTTGCTAAATTCTTAAAAGATGAAGCCGCAATCCGTTAGATTAGCTGATGTATTTTTTATCGGTCCATTTATGATATATGCAGCCGGTAAAAGCAAGCTAAGTAAAGCAGACCGGGCAACTCTTATCGGATTGGGTATCGCAACAATACTTTACAACGGAATTAACTATATTAAACAACAAAGCAATGAAACTAAAAAAACCTAAAAACTGGAAAACGACCTTATTTGGGTTAAGTGCTATTTTATCCGGTATTGCAATGATTGTTAAAGGACAACCAGCAGAGGGTATAACGGCTATTTTAAGCGGTCTTGGACTTGCCGCCGCTAAAGATTATGACAAAACTGGATTGTGAAAAAACAATATATTGTTATTGGCGCGTTAGCATTATTACTTTTATTATCAAAGCGAGTGAAAGCAGAGGCAATAATTAAAGAATTTGAGGGCGAAAAGCTGGATGCTTATCTTGACCCCGCCGGCATTCCCACGATCGGTTATGGTACAATAAGAAACCCCGATACTGGTCAGCGTATTAAGCTGGGCGATAAAATAGACAAAGCAACTGCACTGCGCTGGCTTAGATTAGACACGGCAAAGGTCCGTGAAAGCGTAAAGAAAAGAGTAAAAGTACCGATAAACGTAAGGCAATTAGATGCACTTACAAGTTTTGTGTATAACGTAGGACCAACGGCGTTTGCTCAAAGTACGATGCTTAGATTGCTTAATAGTAAAGCAGATAAACAAGTGGTGGCAAAAGAATTTGACCGCTGGGTCTTTGCAAAGGGTGTAAAATTGCCAGGTTTAGTACGCCGCAGAAAGCTGGAAAAAGAACTTTTTTTAAGCTGATTTTCAATAAATTACGTTGTCCGTTCAGTCCCATTTAATATTGGGACTTTTTTATTTCAACTATTTTATACTACTTTAGTATTGACAAAAGATTTACTTACAACCTAAATTCAAGCCGTATGTGTGAAGATTTACAATCTCACGTTAAGCAGCTACATTGCAAAGTAATTACGCTGCAATTTGTTCGCAAACATTTATACAATGTTGATGTAAAGATTGAGGTTACGTTCCGTGATGGTACACGAATTGAACTTGACCAAAATCTTATTCCATTCAATTTAGAGTGGGAAACCCGAAAAATGTTGGATGATAGTATTGACCAGTACCAGCGCACAATCAAAAATTTACTGGCAAGAAAATGAAAGTGATAAAATTCATATTTGAATTGCTTTACTTTTTATTTGTTTGCATACCAATATTTGCATTTACCTATTTTCTTATTCATTTATTTTTTTACTTAAAAACCTTAAAACAATGGACAAAAGACAAAATGAAACACAAAGCGCGGAATTTTCAATGAAAATTCACACAAACGGAAGATTGACCGAAAGCATTAAAGGACCACACGAAAAATTGGTTGCTGGTCTTGCTTGTATGTTTGAAGATGTTGATGTGATTGAATTGTTTCTTGAGGCACTTGTACGCCGAATTGACCACTTACAAAATGCAGAACGCGAATTGATAAACCTTAAAAACCAACAAAATGAGCAGCAGTAAATTTAATCCAGCATTCCCGCCACAAATCGCGCAAGATAATTTTGGTAGAGTAATTGCACCAGTACCCGGATTATCTAAATTAGAACACTTTGCTTTATCTCTTATGCCCTATTATTTACATAGGTCCGAAGAAATAGATATTGACCCATTTGAAACTACAATTAAGGCAGCGCAATATTTAATTGAAAAACTGGATGCAATTAAACCCGATGCGGTTGCAATAGAAAGCGAGTAATCTCACAAATGGCAAAAGACCTAACAACTTACACCGACCTATTAAAGGACCGGCGATACGACCCATTGACCTTACCGAAAAGCGAGGAAGTTGTTTTCCTTGTTCAAGGTAAGGTCATTGGTACGTTATCAAATTACGTTGTTTTATCCGGCTTACCCAAAGCATCAAAAAGCACCTATGCAAGCGCAATACTGGCATCCGCTATTGTGCCGGATTTCCAAGATATATTTGGCTTAAAATTAGCGTTACCAGTAGGGCGTAAAAAGATTGCATATTTTGATACGGAAAGCAGTCCGTACGATTTTTACCGAAGTATTGAACGGATAAAAAGTTTTGCGATGGTAAACAACTTACCGCAAAGATTTGATGCCTATAATTTCCGTGAAGATGGACCGGGCGAAATAAAAGCAATGATTGAAACGTATTTGCAACTTAACCCGGATTGTGCAGCCATTTGCATTGATGGCTTACTGGACCTTTGTCTTAATATCAATGATGAAGTTGAAAGCAAACTATTAACCGGATGGTTTAAAAGGATTACAAAGCAATACAACATTTTGATGTTAGGAGTATTACACCTATCAAAAGGAACTGGCGAAACTTTAGGGCATCTTGGCAGCAGCACCGACCGCTATGCACAAAGCACTTTACTAATTGAAAAAAATAAGCAGACAAGTCAATTTATTTTGAAACCAAAATATTTGCGAAGTAGCGATGATTTTGAGCCGATTGCTTTAATGAATTTTAAGTACCTTATACCGAACCAGTACAAGAAACAATAAAAAAAAATAAAAAATCTTAACCGGGGAACGGCGGAAACCGAACACTAATGTTATGAATAATCAAAAGAACAATTCCGGCGCGTTGTTTAAGAACAACAAAACAAAAGATGGTCAACCCGATTACACCGGCACTATGATCATAAATTCTAAAGAATACCGCATTTCGGGTTGGGTTAACAAAAGCAAAAGTGGTATGGCTTATTTGCGCTTATTGCTTAATGATGTTGTGCAGCAACCAATAAGTGAACCAGCGCACCAAACAACCATCGCACCACATACCGGAACAAAAACGGATGAAAGTGTTGATGATTTGCCGTTTTAAGTAAAAAAAATGCGCCGGGAGTGTGAACTCTACCGGCGCGGACAAAAGACCTACGGACAAGCCGCCAGTCATCTGCTTACCTTGCAAATATAATCAAAATGAACAAAACAAGCTATTCGGCAACGATTTTTTTTGGTCCTAAGATGGACCGCCGACCCCGGAAATACCGCAATATCACAAATTTGGCAAAATTTGCCGATTTTGCCGCTAAGTCCGGAGGGTGGTATATGAACATATACGACCAAAAATCGGGCAAATTTGAGGTCCGTAAGTGGCTTAAAAGCGATTTTGGCAAAAATCAGCTAATTTAGCACTCTCATAAGCAGGTTGGTTAAGTAAACCCCCGGTCGTTTCCACGGCTGGGGTTTTTTTTGCCCTATTATTTACAAAAAGAAAAAATGTAGGTGTAAGCAGATGATTTTATGATTTGTGGATAAAAATTTGGCAGATATTCACATTTTTTGCGAAAAATTATGTATATTCGCAGCCATTCGTGTGCATCTCTACATAGATGCACAGATGGCTGCGAAAATTTAGCATACCTAAAATTGTGGAAAACATAATTGGTTGGTATAAAGTAAATTTTCGTACTTTCATAAAGACAAAAGACCAAAGCAAGCGCAAAACGCCGGCAAAGCGTAATGCGAAATGTATTTTTACTTATTGGCGGTGCGGCTGCGCTTTACTTTTTAAGCCGTTACCAGTTAAGCCGCAAAATAACATTTTTACTTAGGGGGGTTCGCGTTGGTGGTGGTATTACATCGCCAACAATTACGATTGACCTGGCAATTCAAAACCCTACAAATCAGCGAGCAATTGTAAGAAGTGTATCGGGCGAGGTAAGTGCAAATGGTCAATACATTGCTAATCTTAGCGCATTTGGCGAGCAAATCATTCAGCCAAATAGTGAAAGCGTAATTAAACTTAGTGCAAGACCATCGGCTGCCGGCGTTGGTCAATTTTTGTTCAATTTGTTAAAGCAAAAGCAACAAAAAGTAAGTGTTAATTTTACCGGCACGGCAAACATTGATGGAGTGACTTATCCAGTTAACGAAACGAGAACTCTGTAATGAATGCAAGCGTCTTAATGGGTCGGCTAAGTCCGTTTAAGAACCAAACAAAGGTTCTTGTAGAGGACCAAAGCACCGGCGATATTATTGATGCGATTATCACGGCACATAAAAATTATGCGCCGGAATATTCAAAAATTAGTTCTTTTTTTACTGGACCAAATAAACGTGCCGTAGCTGAAAAAATATACAACTTTTTAAGAAAAAATGTAGTATATCGGATTGAAAGCGGTCAATCGCAAAGTGTTAAATCGCCAGCATCAATACTTGCAA